CTAACATCGCCTTTTCTTGACCAGAATGAACCTGATCCAGCATTACGAGTACCGCCAACTGCTTTGGCTAATCTCTTCTCATGCTTTTGTGACTGTTTTTGTCCTTCAGTTTTCAAGTGCTATCTTCCCGTCTTCGTATCCCTTTAACAATTTAGGGACAAGGAAGAACAGGGCTTCTCGCCAAAAACATTGAGAGCAACCACAGAATGGTTCTCCTGATTTTGTCTCTACAATCTCGTCATCAGAACTTTCCCAGACTGCTTCAAAGAGCATATCTGTGTACTCTTCTACGCCTTTTTCAAGATCGTGAGCCCACTGTTCGTCATTGATAATGAACTCACGATCACTCATCGTCTGCGTCTCCCATAGGTAGGTCTGATGTTTCAAATACTTTCTTTTGAATCTCCTCTTTGAGATCCACTTCTTCACGAATACTGGCAATAACTGGTTCAATACCCTGCCACTTACGCTCTCCGTAGTAGTACCAACCACCCTTACGAGTGATAATCTCTTTAACTACTGCAAGAGAAGCAACTTCTTTGGCAAAGTCAAACTCTCCTGGTGCGCATTCTCCGCCTTCTGCAAAATAAAAATCAAAGTAAGCAACACGCTGTGGTGGTGCAGTTTTATTCTTAAGTGTCCGTACTTTAATTCGCTGTCCCACTCTAACTTTATTATTACCTGATCCAACCTCAATCCATTCGTCACGTTTGACTTCGCAACGAGTGAAGAACGCGTAGTTCTTACCTTCTCCCCCTGGAGTAGTGCGAGGATCTCCATGCATAACTCCGATCTTCATGCGGTATTGGTTGATAATCAAGCCAAGAACAGGACGCTCGTCTTCTGTAAGAGAGCGTTTCATAGCGGTGCCTACAACGCGAAAAAACTTATTAGTAAGTAATGCGCCTCGTCCCACAGTCGCTTCAGCCATGTCCTTTTCCATTTCGGGTGCGGGAGACAAAGCAGGAAGAGAATCAATAACAATCGCATCAACAGATTTAGACTCTGCAAAATTAATAACGGCTTGGTAAGCCTCTTCCATAATGGATGTTTCGATAACAATCACTCGTGAGGTATCAACGCCACACATCTCTGCATACTCTGGAACCCATTGTTCTGCAGCAACCCACACAGTTGTGTGATCTGGGTTTAGAGCCTGATTCGCAGCAACTGTCTTGAGCGCCAAGGCTGTTTTGCCGTGCGATGGTTCTCCGATGAGTTCATTCCATTGGTTACCAGGAAAACCACCACCAAGAACATAATCCAAAGTAGTAGAACCCGATGTGATACGGGGTATGAGATCAGACCTAATGTCTGAAGCAACCACAACGACATTATCGCCAAACTTCTTATTAAGAAGGGCCATGACTTTTCTTGCTTCTTCATTCATTAATTCACTCTTCCAATAATGTTTTGTGGGTTGTAGTTATTTGTTGTGTCGTTTCCTCGTGCTGCCTTAGCAGAGCCTTCAATGTGTGCTCCTGCTAGTGATCCGTACTTACTGCCTGATTGTTCTACTGGGTAACCACAGTCCATGCATCGTGCTTTAGCACCTTGAACTGACATGTACTTATCAGATCCACAATCTGGGCATGATCCAGTTTGTGTTGAACTTGGGAGTCTAAGAACTGGTTGCTGTGCGGGCTGTGGCATCTGCTGCATCGGCATCTGTGATGGTGCTACTGGCATGTTTGTTGGACGAGCCTGTTGTGCAGGCTGCTGTATCTGCGTGCCTAACTTCTTAGCCCAAAAATCACTCATCTGCGCTTTCCCAACGCTGCTCGCAACGAGTACATAGAACAGTAAATCGTGTTGGGTCCCATGTAATTGAGTACATCTTATGGCCAAACAACATACAGATTGTTTTCATTTTGCTTCTCCCCATTTGTCTACTACTTTTACATCTGCAATAAGAGGAACTGTAATCTGTGGGAAAGAAATTCCCTCCATAGACACGCGGATTGCCTCCGCTACCTCATCAGCAAGATGTTCTGGCGTAACAGTAACCAGTTCATCATGCACAGTCAAGAGGACATTTACCTCTGGTTCGTCAACAAAACAAGAATGTGCCCGAACAATGGCTAATTTCATGATATCTGCAGCAGATCCTTGAATTACGGTGTTAAATGCCTGTCTTTCTGCCCGTGCTCTTAACCCTTTCTCATTGCTACGTAACTCTGGAAGATAACGACGTCTTCCTAATAGAGTTTCTACATATGGGGTTGGGCGTTTATTTTCTGCGAGTCGAACCACTTTGGCCTTGTACTTAGCGATGTCGTGGAATCGTCCTGTAAAGTCCTCAAGAAGGTCTTTGGCTTCTTTTAATGATAGGCCTAGTTGTTCTGCAATCTTGTCTGGGCCTACGCCGTAAGACATTGCCAACACCAAGACCTTACCTGCTTTACGGTTAAGTCCTACCGTGTCACCAATTGTGGTGTACACATCCCCATTCTCTAGGTAGTTCTTCATAAGAATTGGATCATTGGAAAAGGCTGCGATGATGCGTGGTTCGATCTGAGAGTAGTCAGCAACAACTAACTTGTAACCTTCAGGTGCAATAAACAAGTTGCGAATTAACTTGCCGTATTCACCACCGCTAGGAATGTTTTGCAAGTTAGGTTCTGAAGAAGAGAATCGACCAGTCTCAGCACCATGCGCTTTGAAGTTGGTGTGAACTTTACCTTTAACAAGCAGTGAATCTTTCTTAATGATCTTTGCTTTACCCAAGTTAGTACGTGTAATGTCTCCACCAAGATACGGCATTACATAGGTAGTCATTAACTTATTTAAATCTTGGTAATCCAACAGCGCATCAACAAGATCATCAGTTCCCCTAAACAACTCAAGAGCATCTGAAGATACTGAATAGTGTTGGATACCTAGCGGTTGTCCTGCATTCTTCTGCGCAAATCCTTTTGGTGTAAGGGCAATTTTTAAACGGGTGTTGGGCTTTAACCCACGACCACCCTCACTCTTAGGACTGAATAATACTTTTTGCTTTTCTGGGATGGAGTTAAGGGAAAAGGCTTCTCCAGTAATCTTCCATGCACGGGCTTTGGCATCGTCTAAGTCTTTATCAATACGAGCCTTAAGAGCAGACAACTGCTCAGTATCAATAGTTGCTCCTGCTAACTCCATATCGCAGAGTGCAGCAACTACATCCATCTCTAATTTCCATACGGCCTTAAGACTTCCTTCAAGTCGTGGCTCTAAAGCCTTGTACAACTGCCATGTAACATCGGCATCAATACCTGAGTACTTAGCAACATCTTCAAATGAATGAACTTCTACCTGTGCTCCTACACCCTTTTCAACAACAATACCTAACTCACGCTTAGAGCAATCAGCCAAACCTAAACCTAAACGATTGCGATTGTCGATGATAAATGATGCCATCAAGGTATCAAAGAAAGGCTTAGTAGGAACTACACCACGGTAGTACTTAGCAATTGACTTTAAATCAAACTTAACGTTGTGACCGATCTTTAACTTGTCACTGAAGAACAGTGGCTTTAATGCTTTAAATACATCTCCAGGAAGTAATTGCTTAGGGGCTGGACCAAATACTGGTCTCCAGTTTGCTTTATTCTTTGAGTAATCTGCGTCTGTTACTGGTTTGCCTTTGGCTAGTTTAGCAAGACCGCCTTTTAACATGTCTTTATCCCAGCGAATGAACTCACCATTAGGGTGACCCATAGGAATAACATCTACGCGACCTTCAGTCGCTAAAGAAATCCATAACACATCGTTGACTACAGGTTGGATACGGTTTTCTCCAACTGTTTCCACATCAAAGGCGTAACTGGGTTGTTTTAAGTAATACTCGACAAGATCTTGTAACTGTTCTTTGGTTGTAATGATATTCATTTATCCCTCTTAAAGTAGAAGAAGAGAGCCAGTGATAGGGGCTGGCTCTCTTCTATGATTGGAAGTTACTCTACGGAGCGAGCGACTTCAAGAAGTTCGGAGCGAGGGGATTCGCGAACTACTTGTGCGGCTGTGTAAGGAACAGCATTTGCTACGAGAGCGTTGACCTGATCAAGGTCTAACTTCCACTCCTCAGCAAGGTCGCGACCACGGACATAGTTAAGGCTGTACTGTGTCGTTGGTCCCATACCCATGCGAGAAACTTCCCAGAACTCTTTTGAAAGAGGTCCTTTGCGCTCATCTTTGTGAGCAGCGACAATTTGACGGGCAAGAACAGGAGGTGCTGTAAACACCTGAACTGTCTGTGAATCTCCGCTAAGAACTAGGACGTTCCATGCGAACTTGCCGCGTGGCTTATCTCCTAGAATGTCGCAGAGTGGGCAGCCACCTTCAGAGTTTGCTGTGCAAACAAAAGACTTGCGACCCTTTGGGCGCTCAATCCAATGCTGCTCGTAAACTGCAAATGGCTCATCGCTAAGGAACTTAATAAGTTGCGCCTCTGGGGTGAACTTAAAGTCCGTTGGATACTCGTTAGATGACTCTGGCTTTAAGAGTGCTTCAAGAGCGCTCATACCAGACTGGACTGTTGTTCCTACTTTTGGTGTAGCGTCTTCTTGATCTGGATCAAGAGCATCGCTATACGCATCAGCAGCAACGGTTGGTTGTGTGATAGGCATTAGTTTTCTTTCTGTAGTGAGGCACGGCAGAGGCGGTTGTACATAGACGTTGCCTAAGTCTGGCTCTCGGTTGATATGATTTCCTTCCAGCGCTGTATTAAAGCCTCTGTTAGGTCATCGAACTGATTCCACTCAACACGAGCAGAACCAAGTAAGCCACGCTTTGAGAATTCCTCAATAGCGGACTCGATGAGGGCGCGAGTATAAACCCGATTTCCTCCAGTCTTTTGACCGTTTAAGGTCTTAGACCGTAGTCGATACGGGGCACGTGGGATATACCCTTTGCGCTCCCACATCCTGATGGTAACAATTGTTTTCTCTAACGCGTGCGCCAATGCACCGATAGTGAAGACCTCTGTCTCTTTACCACCAAGAGTTTTAATGATTGGATTTTCATCCCAACCATTACTCTCACCGCTTTTACGGCGAGAAACCTTTGGGTCTAAATCACGACGCTTGCGCTTTGATCCAGGAAGGTACTCAAGATCAGCAAAGGCTGCCTCGATCTCTTCATCACTGCGCATAGGTGTAATTACCCCTTATTCATTGTTAGTGCCCACGTGATTTGCTGTGGGTACATTTCATCAATTTCTTCTTCAGTAAGTTGATCACTGTACAGGGCAGCCATCAACGCATCTTCATCAATGACACGGATAGTCTTGTATAGTTGATCTCCAAGATTCTTGGCCTCAATAATCTCTTCGGCTTTTTCTTCATTGATCTTACGAGATACACGGCGTTGCTTTTTAAATCCAATAACACCATCTATCTCTTCTGGTAGATCAAGAATGATGTGGCCTTCGGTATCTACTTCACCAAGTTCATCAATTTTTGCAAATAACTTATCTCGCAAAGTTTTTGACTTGGCTTCAAAATACTCAATCTGTTTCTTAGAAAAGACATACTCTTTTGCTTGACTTGTGATCTCATCCTCTGATGCAGATCGTGGTTCTGTTGGCTTTACCCTCGCCATTGTGCCTCCTAATTTTTCCCTGTGAGAAAACTTATCAAACTTCCTACGGTCATGTCAACTCCACCCCTGGAATTGATGCCAGCCCCATCTAATACAGCATCTGCCACAGCATTCTTTTGTTGGAGCATGTCGTGCTGTCTTACCTCTATTGAGTTTTCCATAATCATATCTTGGATGATTACTGTTGGCCACCTACTTGATGCCCTTTTGATTCGGCCGTTTCTTTGAACGGATAGGCCAGCACTCCAAGGAAGATCATAGTTAATCAGTAGGTTTGCGTTTGGTAAATCTACACCATAACCTCCAGCATCCGAGGATATGAATACACGACACGCTGGGTCGGTAAGAAACTTCTCTTTACTGGCTTCTTTCTCTTTGGCATCCATCGATCCCGTATACAGGGTTCCTCCTACCAAGTCTTGAATTTTTTTAAGCATCCCTACATAAGATGTAAAGATAACTACTTTGGAATCTGGATCTGTATCTAGATGATCTTCTACATATGTCTTAAGTGCCATCAATTTATGTGATTTTTTAGATAGTAACAAGTCTCGTTCTTTTAGACTGTATGCATATGCACTACCTTCACCGTTTTGTTCTTTAAACTTTTGGGCGCTGTCTATTAGTAGTTCTGGATGATCACACAACATTCTTAGTGCGGTGATCTTGCTCATGATAGATCCGCGCATAGCATCTGCTGGTCCACTTTGTTTGCTCTCATGTCCATAGTGAGCCATCAAAGAAAAATTTGCACCAAGAAGTTGTTGCGCCTCTATTAACTCATTGCAAAGTTCTTCGGCAATATACTTGTAAAGTTTTTTACTGTCAGTATCAAACGGCACGACTATTGGGTCACGATAAATAGTGTCTGGAAGATATGGAGCGACATCTTCATCTGTCTGAGTTTTACGCACAGACGCTTGTTGCACTTTCTCATGGAACAAAGGTAAGTTTCTATAGCGTTGTACACCACCAAAGTGATTGCGCACGATAAACGTCTGATCAAATAGATCAAATCTTCCAAGTAGATTAGGATCAACAAACTGCATAATCGAGTACAGTTCTTCTGGGCGTCCGTTCTCAATAGGTGTACCAGTCAGCGCAAACCTAACCTTTACATCCTTTGAAAGTTGTTTGACCTTCTTGGCCCTTTGGGAACGGAAGCCTTTTATCGCGGTTGCTTCGTCGCATACGACAGCATGCCATTCAATCTTGCTAACAATATCCCAGTCATTAACTACGGCTTCATAGTTACAAATGATGTAGTCAGTGGATTCAACCCATTGTTTTTCTCTTTTTGATTTAGACCCATCTATAACGGTTGATGATGAATCAGAAAACTTTGCTATTTCTTTTTGCCACTGGTATTTTAAACTTGATAAACAGATAACTAATACTGGTTTTGTAATGTCTTGAGAGTCTCGCAAAGTTTCGATCGCTGCAATAGACATGGCTGTTTTACCAAGTCCCATCTCGTAAGCAACTAACATCTTTTTACGGTCAACCATCTTGGCTACTGCCTCGACTTGATATGGTTTTAAAGATTTTTTAAAGGACATTTTTATCAGGATTATCTACAGGTGTAGGAGTTGTGACCAGGGTGCCACAGTCATCGCACTCTGCATCTAAAAACCACATCGCTATATCGTAGTCTTCAAACATCGCTTTAATTCTAAAAACCAAATGACCACAGTTAGGGCAAGCATGTGTAGGAACTCCGCGTGCGTCCAATGTCATGCGTATGCCTCTTTGCCATAGATCATATGCTTGGCAGTCTCTAGCCCACGCTGTATCTGCTTCTCGCTCATGTCTCCGACATCTTTAACATCTATGCCAGCGTAGTTTAAGTAACGAAGATCAAATCCATACTTGCGTGAGAATCCCAGCATCTGCTCTGATGCTTTCTTTCCTGCCTGATCATTATCAAATGCAGAGATAATGCTTGTTGCTCGACGCATCAACTTGCCCTGCTCTTCGCTAATGATTGCTCCAAAGGTAGCGATAGCGTTGTAGCCAAGACCAGTAAGACGAACAGCATCTAGCGGAGACTCAACAACCCATAAAGGTACAGACTCATCAAGAATCTTTACTCCAAAAACTGTCTTCGATTTCTTTACTCCTGGTGGATAGTTCTTAAAGAATCGTCCTGTTGCGCCCTTTTCTTGCCATCCCCAAAGAGAAAAATCATTGGGCTCTCTGATTGGCAAAATCCATGCGCTGTTCTTGGCATCCCAAAGAACTCCGTGGGCGTTCACTGCTTCGCGTGTGAGGAATCTCTTCTTGAGTTCTATCTCTGGGGCGTCTGTAAAGACCGCTAGGCGAGCCTCTGACATCCCAATAGGTTCTTCTGGTGTTACGTACTGAGGGAGGTCTCTAAGGCGCTGCAAAAGGGTATCTAAAGGTACTTCGCTCTTCTCTTTGAGGAAGTCTTGGATATCAAAGTGGTCAAGACCTTTTAAATCACGGACAAGGGTGTACATGTTGCCCTTATATCCACAAGAGAAACAGAGATGTACACCTGTCTCCAGATTAACCCACCATGATGGGCTGTGGTCATCACTGCCCGTGCGAGTCTTGTGCATAGGGCATAGTCCATTAACTTCGTTGCCTCTCTGGGCAACCATGCTTACATCTAGGTTTAGTAAAACCTTTTCAACATCCATTAGCGATTAGCCATGTGCTTAAGACAGAATGAACACTTGGACATTTCATCTTCGTCATGGAAGCATCCTGTTTCCCAGTTCCATGTGATCGGTGTCTCTGTTGGTGGGCAGTTACGGCTTGAGACAATGCGAAGTTTTCTTACTTCTTCATCTTCTTCTACAGGTTCTAATCCCAAGATAACGTCAGAATCTTGGAAGAACGAAGACGAGTAACCGATGGAATCAGCAGTCACTTTTCCACCGCGCATCTTCCATAGCAAAGTCTGTGTTGTAATAATTACGGGTTTGTTAATCTTCTGAGCCAAGCGCTTAAGACCACGAGTGATATTAGTAATTGCTTGAGGTGTATTCATTTCACCAGATATTTCATCAAGCATCAAATATACACCATCAACAAACACCACATCAGGTTTTGTCTGTTGGATCTTTGCTGCTAAAGATGACACTGTCAATCCATTAACAGCATCTACAAGATGAAATGATTGCATATTTTCAATCTTGTTGAGGGAAGAAACATAGCGAGCATCTTCTGCTGGAGTTAACTTACCTCTACGCAAACGAGTGTGAGAGATATTTGCACGAATGGAGTCGTGTCGCTGTTGCTGTTCTTTGTTGTTCATCTCAAATGATTGAAACATAGGAACTTTACCTTGTTCATGAATATTGATAGCAATCTTTAATGCGATCTGTGATTTACCAGTCTTTGGTGGTGCAATGATGGTGATCAATTGACCGCCCTGTAAACCAGCAGTTGCTTCATCAATCTTTTCAAACCCTGTAGGTATACCTAAGAACTCTTGGTTCTTTAATGACTGGTATTCCTTGTACCGTTCTTCAACATTCTTTGACAAGTCCATCTCGTGAGTGCCGAGAACACCTTGTTCGTTAACACGAGTAAGAGTTCCCTCCATAGCAATGAGGGCTGCTTCATGGTTGTTTTCTTGCAGGTTCTCAATCGCTGCTTCCAGTCCTTGACGAGTAAGTAAATTGCGACGGAAGGTAACCATCGTGTCCAACAAGTAATCGATGGTGTCTTCAACATCTAATACTTTGTAATTGGGGTAGTGGTCTTTAACTACTACTGCTGTAGGTACTTCGTTGTATTCGTTGTAATGGGAGATAACAAATTCCCACACACGACGATTATCATCGTCAAGAAACCAATTTGCTTTTACATCACGTTGAAGGGCGGGGATTATGTCTCTGTCACGAATGACTTTACTGACTAAACGGTGTTCATTATCTGCTGCCATCGCGCCCCTCCTACAGGTTTTCTAGTTCTACTCCCCATGACCCGTACCGAGCGACTCTACCAGGTAAATCAATCACACCTTTAAAGTTTGCTCTGTAGGGAAGATCATCAATAAAGTTATCGATGTCCGTATACAGTTCCGCGTAGTTAAACGGGTTTGCACCTCGTCTATCTAGCCTAGCCATAAAACTATCTAAATGTTGCTGAGTCCAGTCATCAGATTCATACGCTGCTAACTCTAATGACAGACCATATTTATTTCCTAAATCCCACAACTGCTTCAATGCTAACGCATTAAGTCTTGTTATCTTTCTTTCTTGTGTAGTCCTAAGTAATTTTTTTGTATCCACCATCTCGCTGACAGCCACAACATCAATAAGGACAATAATGCGAGGAGGCGTTTCGTTCGAGATGTCACCATTTTTCATATAACCTCAATAGTAGAGTACTTTAAAATCAACTCTCTAAAGCGTACTGGATCATCAATTGCATCAGCAACAACTTCTTCACTTACACCTTTAGGAATGCTGATTGCGTAATGACCATTGTTAATTCTGCTCTTAATGTTTACATACTGGGTGTGCTTGCATGATCCGCGCTTCTTCCACACAGGGCATGTGCATCTGGTGTCTTTACTTTCAGTGTCAATCTCGACCTCAAAAACCCCAGCACCTTGAGGAGATATGAACAGTTGAATTGTCCGCCAACTGGTATCCATACTCATCCCCTTCATTCTTGGCCTCGTCGATCTGAGCCAACGATGGGAACTCGTACAAAGGCTTCTTGGGCAAAACTTGCCATAGCCTCTGAGTAGTTTGCTTCCCAGTTCTCAAGTTTAACATTTGTCGTCACAATTGTTGGTAAAGCCTTGTCATATCTCAAACGAAGAATTTCATCAAAAGAAGCATCGTCATACTTTGAACCGTACTCTTTGCCTAGATCATCGATGATAAGAATTCGCACATTTAACCAGTCAAACCGAGATCTTCCATGTAAGCCATCAATTCGGTCAGTAACACTGTGGTCAGTTTCCTGGTCAAAGGTTGACTTCTTTAGTGAGAGAAACTCTGGGTAAGTTAAGTAGTGGATAGGGCGAAAACTCATACCAAAATCAGAGTTCTTAATTCCAAAGGCATGGCACAAAGCCGCATCATCATCAGGAAGTCTGCGGATAACTTCCATGGCTGCAACAACTGCGTGAGTTGTCTTACCGATACCAGGCCCTCCGTCAAGGAGAAGACCAACGCCAGTAGTTCCTAAGTTCCCAATGTTCTTAATGACTTGGCCTTCAATAACCATGTCAATCCAATCACTGATCTCTGCTGGAAAATATCCAGCCTTTTCAATGATGTCGCTAGGTTCTAAGCCTAGAAATCGTGTTGGGATATTAGAGGTGCGAAGTAACCAGTGCCTCTTCAAAGAAGAGAGTTGAGTGATGTCGTACATTTACGCCTTAAAGGTTAGTTCGCCAGCAAATGAAACTACTTTGCCTGCAGCGTCAACTTTCTCTCCAGCAATCATCTTCACGCTTTTACGAGGAGTTAGTTCAAGAACCTTTGATTTAATCCAACGCTTACCTGCTGATGCGTTTTTCCATGCAGTTGACAAAATGATTTCAGCAGTTCCATCTTCTCCTACCACAGAGACAAATGCCATCCATCCTCCACCTTGTTCTGTGTTGAGTGTGAGATCTGCGGTGAACTTCTTAGTTACTTTCTTAGCCATGTTGCTCCTCGTGTTATTAAGTGTGTTGCTGCTGATGTAATTAAAACTACTAATACGTATCCAAATACTTCTCTCATTTGTTTGCTCCTTTGAGCCGCAATTCGTGGCGTTGCATCTGTGCACGACCTGACATGGTGTTTTGGAATGTGCGACCATCGCTGGCAGTGAGGACACTAGCAGATGCTTTTGGAGTTTCGTCAAACTCTTTGCTGGCGATCCGTGGAAGACCAAGGTTCTGGCGTGCTTGGTTCATCTTGGTTCGAAACGATGCAAGGAAGCGCTTGTACAAATACGGAGCCTCATCTCCAACGTCTGTAAAGTTGCGTTCATCCGCCATGAAGAGGCGGAGAAGTTCTAACTCTAGGAGTGGTGTGGTTTGGTATTGGGTTCTGAACTTGGCAAGGGCTCCTGAGAGTTGCTTGACGTTGACTGTTCCTGGTAGGAGTGGGAACTTCTTGCCAACTCTGTAAGAGAACTCAGCAGCGACGTCCATGGCAGTCCACTCATGCTCTGGTCGCTTTCCACGGGTTCTTGGATCGTTCTTTCGGATCTTAGGCTGTGGCGCATCCCTGTCCTCAACAAGGCCAAAGCCTGCAAGATCTTCGCCATCGTCGTAGCCTTTCATTGGGATAAGGATTTCCCTTCGAATCTTTGATTCAGAATATTTTAATTTATTACTATTTGTAGTATTACTACTAGGTACTAGTTGTATATCTGTAATATTACTATCTGAACTATTGATCACCTTATCAGGTGAGGATGGGTAATCTACTGTCAGTTCAGATGGGTAATCTACCGTCAGTTGGTAGACGTTCTTGCCCTTGTATCCGTTGGCTCTTTTGGTGTTGACCACGGTCAAGAACCCCTTGGCTTGTAGGGCTTTAATGGCATCTCTAACGGTTCTGTCACTAGATTTGCCAGTCTGACTACCCAACTCGGCTACAGAGGCCTGTAAACGGCCGTCAGCGCCCGAATTCAGGCACATAAAGGCCAGGAGTCGGAACTGGTAATCGGTGATGTCAGCGGAATAAGCGCCCTCAGGGATTTGCACGGGCGCAGACTACTCCTCAAACGGGTCGATGTCGTTGCGACCTTCTAGGTTGTCCAGGTGAGCGTTGACTTCTTCGGTGAGCAGGGTTACCACCTTGGTGGTGATGTAGCCAGCCAACAAGTCCACAAGGCTCATGAAGGTGTCTTCGATCGCCTCCAGGATTTCGTCCTCATCAAGGTCTGGATCGCCATGGTCAATCTCAATCACATCTAATCCGTCCATGATGTTCCATGTCTCTGCCCCATAGTCTTCTACGGAGTGTAGGACTGTGTGAGACTCTGGACTGTCATCCCATACGATGGCAAGAACGTCATCAGGTATGTTGATCATCTTTACAACCTCTTTGATGGGGTTGTTTACCTTAGTAAAGTTCTTTGATCCGCTAAGGACAACATTTGTAAAGTCGCTGTTCTCTGAGAAATAGGCGTGAAACTCTAGGCCGTGTTTTTTAATGACATTCCATACGCTTTCAACAAATAACTTGTTAGAAGTGATTGGAAAAAGAATAAAAGGATCGTCATACATAAGGACGAGTTCTTCAAGTCCTTCTGTCACATCGATGTTTTGAAAAGATACTACCGATATTCTTCTCATAGGCGTGGCAACTGTCGACGCGCTTCAAAGACAACAGGCTTATTGAGGTACTTGTTAATCATCAAAGATAAGAATGATGCTGCAGGTACTGCAACAACTAATTTAAGATCCCAATATTTGAGAAGATAAAGTGCGCCAAGACTTAACGGCATTGGTAGGAGTTTATTAAGAAACGATTTATCTACAATTACGTAGGTAATCAAATCTAAAAACTCAATGGCGTATGTAACTGCCATTCCTGTAAGAATTACGGAGATTAGTAAGTTGACCATGTCCGCATACTACACGGTTAGGTTGTTGTACTCCACTGCTGCATAGGTTCGGACACGCCAAAAAACGTTTTCTGGAAGCCAATCACCAAGTGTTTGAGCCAAAGCCAAGACTTTTAAGTCTTTGTTTATGTACAGATAAGATGGGGAATTGTTAGCAGTTCCTGACCACACGCACCCTACAGATGTTGGTAACGAACCATCAATATAGTCTGTAGGAGCAAAGTGAGGAGTAACTGTGGGGTTAAACCTAAATGTGTTTTCAAATTGAACGCAGTCAATATAGAAAGTTCCAGCACCACCAGAGAACACTATTTCGTATGTATCTGTAGTAGCAGTGGCATCTGTTAGATCTGTACCATAGATACGGGTCCAGTCAGCGTATGTTGCCTGTGTGTATGGGTCGTTGTCAATGATGTTTCCATCGGAATCTCTACCAATAAAAGTTAGCAATATGTCAGAGGAAGACTTCACATACGCAGAACCTGTGTAGTACTTTCCAGGAAGAATAGTTGAGCGGTTAGATGTAAATGTCCATGGACCACTAGCCACAATCTTTGCACTTTTACTTCCTGAGTACACCTGTGAAGGCACGTCAGATACAGTAGACACTGAAGCAGATCCTGAAAGAGTCCAGTTATCTGTTGCATTGTTTTCAAATGATGGGTTGTAAATAAGATTTGATTTGTTTGGGTTAAGAAGAATGTCTACAGCACGGGCTTCATCATATGAAGCAGTTCCTCCTGTTTGCAAAGACACGCAGTCAATGTAATACGTTCCTGCTGCTGACCAAGAGAATGTAATTCCAGCGTATGCTGCATTAACGTTATTAGTTGCTGGAACAGCAATTCCTGACTCTGTTGTAAGAGATGTTCCAGTGTAAGAGTTTGTAATTGTAAAGGTAGTAGCAGTAACAGCAGTAATTGTTGCATTTGATACGTTAAATCCTGAGGTAGTAAAACCAGACACCGTTACGTGTTGCCCTACAGTAAACTGGTGTGTTGTAGGGGTTGTGTAAGTGATGGAACCAGAGACTCCTACAGCACTTGCTACAACCGAACTGTATTGCGAGTATGTAGTTGCTGAATAAGTGATTTGACCCCAACTACCAGTTGCTGCTGTACCTGATGCTGGAGTTAAATCTGATCCTATTTGTTTACCATTTTTATCGTAAAACTTTAAGGCTGGTTTAATTGAGCCAGCACTTGTAGGAGAGATTATCTGTGCTGAAAGGGTGTACTGAGTTCCAGGAGTAATAGGAACTCCTTTAAGAATTGGTGAGTCTGCTCCTAAGGTCATAGAGCCAGCCCCTGAAGCAACAATTTTGCACGAGTAATTCAAGTCAATATATTTGTCAGTTAGTTGTTGTACAGGTGCTTCATCATTGCTTGATGAGATAGTTGCGTTTGTAGCAATCCAATTACCAGTACTATTATAAAAAGTAGAGTCCTGAACACTGAGAAGAAGATTACTTGATGTAGTAATTGTTGGGGCATAATTAGTTAACGACTCAACATAAGTCCCTAAACCAGTTGCTGTTCCTTTACGGGAATATAGATAAAACGCTTCACGTACAAGTTGCTTTTGGCTTTTAATAGACATTCCAGGCTCTGGAGTAAGGCCAAAATTTTGTGTTTCAAGAGGTAGTAAAGATACTGGAGTGCTAATTCTGGTGTGATCAGGAAGAAGAAGATCTAAAAACGTTAAAGATTCGTCTAATGTAAAACCAATTCCGTCAGTAAAATAGTAAAGGTCTGAGGTTGGGTCTGGTTCACCGATAGGTGTTTGTTCTTTGCTTGTGAACACTCTAGGCAATGAGCGAATTAATAAGTCTGTGCTTCCGTGAGATGTGGGAACAACATCGTATACAGCGCCAGCAGGAACCCACACATTGTCAGATGTAAATAAAAACATCGCGTAATAAATTGGTTTACCAGGGACAATAGGTATGCCAGCGGTATCTTCAATCCCGCCACCATCGTTGAAAGATGTTTTTGTTATTGAGGAAGATACCTGTTCCCAAACAATCACACCATCTTCGGCAGTTTCAGGAAGACTATTTTGGTTTCTAACAAGGCGAATAGCAGAGTAAGTTCCAGAAGGTGCTTGCCAGTTTACGTATACCTCAGTTGGATACACCACCGTAATAGACATTGGTGATACGGAGTTAGGTATCTGATTAGTTTGACCATAGACACTTTCCCCATATACCGCTACGCCATAATTAGCCACAAATTATTCCTTATGCTCCGATGAGTAGAAGTGGGTTAATTGTTGCTTCAGGAGTTGCCCATGAAGCGTTTGATCCATCTGTTGTTAAGTAGTTTCCAGCCTGACCTGATTGGCTAGGAAGAGCGTTAATTGTTGACCATGCATAATCGTAGTCTGTACCTGAAGATTTAGTAAGCACTTGTCCTGTGGTTCCACCTGATGGTGTACCAGTAAGTAGGGCTTCATTGATACCGTATTCAATGTTAGCAAGACGAGCCTTTAGAGTTGGCCAGTTTGTGGTTGTCTTATCAAAAACACCAATCCAACCAGAACCAGTAGCAATGTTTGTACCAAGGTTAGACTCAACAGCGCTTACTTCACTTTGAAGATCATTAACATCAGCGGCTTGAACTGTTGTAATGAAGTTCAATTTAGTGCTGAAGTCATTCTTCACGTTACTTGGGTAGTACGCAGTCATGAATCTTCCTTTCCTATCTTAGAATTGTATTTTCTCGTCTTTATCTTTTGTTTACTGCATGAACCTTAAGGATATTATCCTCCCATTATTAAGAATAACCCTGAAAAAAGATTTCCAACGTCTACAGAGGATGTCCCACTTGACCCCTGTATACCCTGAGTTCCCACACCTATAGCGCCTTGCAATCCTTGAACTCCCTGCACCCCTTGAGTTCCTTGGATAGAGTTTCCCTGAGTTCCTTGAACGCCTTGCGTGCCTTGAGAACCAGTAGTTCCTAGAGTTCCCTGTAAACCAGTATTTCCAACACTTCCTTGTGTTCCCTGAGAACCCTGTGTTCCTGCTCCAGTTAATCCTTGAGTGCCCTGTGTACCTTGTTGGCCTTGAACGCCATCTGTACCCTGTGTGCCCTGGGTACCGTCTGTACCCTGAACTCCTTGGGTACCTGTAATACCTGTTGCACCTACAGCACCTTGTAACCCTTGACTTCCCTGTGTTCCCAAAGAACCTTGTGTTCCATAAAAACCTTGAGTGCCTTGAACTCCCTGCGATCCCTGATAGCCTTGCAATCCATAAGGTCCTTGAGTTCCAAGAGCACCCTGTAAACCTTGAAGTCCTTGAGATCCCTGCGTTCCAGATCCCATTGCACCTTGAGTACCGATAGTTCCCTGTGCACCTTGAACACCTTGAGTTCCAGAGCCTAAAGATCCTTGTAATCCTTGTGTTCCTGACGAACCTTGAGAGCCAGAACTTCCCTGTACACCTTGAATTCCATGTCCAGCAATAATTCCCTGAACAGTATTTTGTAAAGAGTACAAAGTTGTTTGTAAAGAATACTCTTTTTGTGCAAGAGCAATTAATGTTGCTGTTACATCTACTTCTTGAGTTCCGTCATTTTTTGTTACAAGAATAATCTCATGGTTAATATTGTTAAGGCTTGTAGCATTTGATAACGCTTTTAAATACAACTTTTTATTTTTACCTTGGTTTGTTCCAAAACTACCAAGCCAAATAGGATATTCAGGATCTCCACCAATGTAAGCAACCCACACCCCTTGCCCAATAACAGGTACGTCAAAAGACGTGTTAGAAGGATCAATAGGCCAAGCCCAGTCAGTTACCTCTGACCCTGTGGTTTGTGGGATTGACAGACGAAGTCTACGTTGATTTTGTGGGTCGTTGTTATCTTGAACAACTCCTCTATAGATTCCGTAATGTCTTTTAATATCATCCACTACATCGTTCCAATATTGATGTTACTTACCTGGAATCTAAAAATTTCGTTTTCTGATCCTATTAGAGTTGAGTACCCAGTAAAGGCTCCAGTTCCTGTAGCAGTACCGCTGGACTGCGTACTAGCAACAGTAAAGTGCGTGGAATCAGCAACTGTTGCAACTGATGCAGAAGTTACATTGTAACCACTGGGACTAAACCCAGTAACTGTAACAGTTGATCCAACACTCAATCCATGAGGAGCGCTAGTTGTGTAAGTAATCGCTGTTCCAGAAGCAGCAGCAGATGTAATAGGAACACCATAACGGTATAAACCAGTTACTCGTGCAGTTTTAACTCCATTTAAACCGTTGACTACTGCCTCAATATCTTGAGGATAAATAGTTTCTTTAAAAGATACTGCGTTGTATCCATATTTGGTTGATAGAGTTGACAAAATTGAACTTGTTACATCTGATTGTTTGTACTTAGGGTCAAGTGAGTATGTTAATGAAAGAACGGCATCTACATATGTAGGTGGTTGAACACTAAGAGAACTTCCAATAAGTAGTTTATCTGCCATATATGTAGAAACGTTGTTAGCCAAGGTAGTGTATTCAGCAGATGGAGATCCATCTGAGTTTAATCCAGGCTGTAGATCTGTTGTTCCTGCGTTTCTAGTTGGGGCAATATACAGAGTGACAGAAGACCAAACAGCAGCAGTTGCTTGTGCTTTTCCTACATTGTTTACGCTTAGTGCAAGGTCAGCAAAGTCTTTTAATGTAACAGCGCGATTAGCCGCACGCAAAGACGCAGGAGCAGAAATTCTAATCTGGTCTGTGCTTTCTGGGTTTGATCCCGCGATAGCAGCAGTTGCGTTAGTTACAGTGATGGTTCCTTTAAGAGCAGTTACTTGAGTGTCTGTAAGTCCTGGAACATAACTAATGTTTGTAGCGATGTTAGAACCAATATTTCCAACATCTCCTCCACCTACCGTATAGACCACACGGATTTGAGAGTAAGGAACAGGGATAGCACCTGAAACACCATCACCAAAGGTGACAAACAAGTTGTCGTTTTGGTCAAAAGATGTGGTGTAAACCAAATCAGATGGGCCGTAGTCAGTGATGTGCTGAACTTGGTTCCATTGAGAATACACATCTCCGTCTTGAATGTACAGAGATAGCGTTCCATCCACTACTGGAGAATGAAGGAGCATGTAAGTTTGGTTTGGAGAGCCATCCGAAGTACCAATGAGTTCTCCGTATGTAGGAATTGCTGTTGGGGAAACTAGAGTTACTAGTTGACCTTCTTTAGCAAGTACAGTATTAGAACTTCCTCCAACAACTGTTATGTCTGAGGTAGTTGTAAAGTACAGAGTCTGTACAACATCACCAGTGGTGACTTGCCCTGATACTACTGTTCCTCCATAGATAATCTGGTCAGTATCTCCAGAGTTAGAGAAAGTTAAGTTTACATACGATTGACGATAACCTGCTGGCGTATAACCAAAAGTCTGTGCGATATTGAGAACGCTGTTTCGTTGAGTAGCGGTGTAGATAGAGTTCTCGTTTGCATTTCTATCGATGTAATAAGAGATCAAGTCACCCATGTAAGCCATGGCCTCAACAAAAGCAACACCAAAATCAGCAGGGTCACTGGCAGTCCAGTTAGGGATACGCGCCTGTATTCTGGCAATTAACTTATCTTTAATAGAGTAAAAGTCTCTAGCAGTGTAGTCAACTGATACTGGTATTGTAGAAATTTGTGTGGTCACAATATCTCCTCGTATGGTGGGTTAGATCCTGCTAATGAAAGTACTCCAAGATTAGTTGTTATTACTGTGCTGTTAGGCAATTGGTAAGTTATGTTGGCCGTTATTGTATTGGTGTATGTGTCAATTGTTACGGTAGAATCTGTTAATACTAAAGTTGGCAATTGAGAATTAAATGCTTTTTGAATTTCAACTTTAATTTCTGTAGACGCGTCATCTTCAGACTCAAAAAGAGCGTAAGGAATTAACGTCCCAAAGGTAGGTCTCATTACCCGTTCTCTTACTGCTGTTCCTATGACCGACTTAACTCGGTCTGCCCACATTACTTTTTGGTCTTGAGTAAAGGAGACTCGTCCTGAGTAATCAATATGGAAAGGAAGAGTTACAGCAACTTCGTTAGCCATCAAACACCTACCCATCTTCTTGGAACAATATTAAAGCCCGTGTTTGTTTGGTCTATAAGGGCTGTAGCAGTACTCAGTGTATAGGAATTAGATGGGTTGGTTCCTGCTGTAGGGTAATTAAGGTTAATTGTTGGAACAGTTCCTGCAGAGGATGGCCTTGTAGCACTTGGCTTGTTTGTTCCCACGCCGTCTGTAGCACAAGAAAAGTCCACCGTGTATTTTCCATCAATAGTCATTTCATGTTTTGCGGAAGTAACAATCCAGAACCCGTCTGAATTACCCCCTGTATTTCTTACTTCAATAGTTCCCCATGGAGAAATTCTTGGATCTCCTTGTCCAGTACCTTTACCTGGGATTGATAGACGAGATAGTTGCGCTTTTGCATCAGCCAAGGCTTTTGTCATAGCGTCACTATTTGCAACAACTCCAGACTCAATCTTTGAAAACAAAGGCGCTTTTGTATTAGCGCGAATTGCAGAACCAACTGTGTGCGGAGAAGATTTAGTTTTGTAAACTTTTCCTGTGACAGGATCAACTCCTGCTACTATTTTATTTGTTCTGTTATTTGAATGCTTTTCAACGTAATCACCCAACTTAGATTCAAAAGAATCTAAAGTTTGAACATCAAATATGGATGTTGCGTTGGTAAAAGGGTCTAGAAAAGACATGACTGGAATAGTTGTCATGAATTGGTCAATCATTGTATCTATAGGATGAAAGTGAAGTTCTGTTCCCAATACTTGTACTCCATAGCCAATTTTATTTGCTAGTTCCACAAGTTTTTCCCAATACGTATGTCCAGCCATA